AGTTAATCGATAATCTCCCTGTGTTATTGATTTGGGAGGTGCAAGACTGGTAATGTCATTAGACAGTGTCAAACGACGGCCTGTGCGCTTCATTTCTTAGCCTCCTTGTGTGCTTGTCTTACAGCTGCTTTGAAACCGCCCTTCTTCCATTCACCGTTGCGCTTCTTATACTTTGGAGCGACTCTTTTGAACGATTTCTTGTATGCTCGTTGATATGCAGTAGTTTTCTTGCCTTTTGGGGCCCTAGCTGCATCAACTGCACCGACTGATGTACCTTGGACAAAACCCTGCACTGCTTCCGGTGGTAAACCGGTCATTCTAGCGGGGACTTCTAGAAGTGTGTCGGCTATTGTAACGAGCAATTTCGCTACTTGTTCTTTAGATGCCAAGGTATCAACCTCAAGCGCCTTGTTGTGATAATGCTAGAGCCATTGCTGCAGCTTCGGACATCTTCTCTACAGTACATTCCATAGTTACGCTAATGTAGACATCAGTTGTAAAAGCTGCATCTGCACGACCGCCTAGAAACATGCTATCAACTGCGATTAGGTAACCGTTAGTCCAGTGTTGTGGTGCTACATCCAAATCATGAGAGACATATTGTGGAGGGCCGACACTGCTAGCGTTGTTGTCTGCAATTAGTGTACCAGTTGATACGATTGCTCTGTTGGATGGTAGAACCATACCAGTTTGACTTTGGGTCAATAGTTGAAATTGTGCAGCTCCACCGTCATTGGCGCCAAGTGTTACTGTGGTGCCGTCAGCTTCTGTGTAGGAAACAGCAATATTGTGAATTCTCAATACTGATTTGCCTAGTGCATCAACATATGCACCAAGGTCTAACGGTGTTTCTTGATAGGTACCGGTATTGTCTGCGTTCAAAGTCTGTCTGAGGAAAAAGGAATCACTTCTAGCCATACCCTTTCATGATAGGAGGAGGTTTATAGTAGTACTCCAGTAATCGTCGCTATACGCCTATGCTTCGCCTAGGTGTTTTTCTACTGGAAAAAGCCACACCTAGAGCAAATCCACCCATTCAAATGAATTTATGCACACATTTTAATTAGAATGGTGCCGTAGGAGGTTCAATGTGTACCCAATGTAACACTTGTTTGAGCCTGCAAAGATGCTTATATTACAAAAGACCAGACCATTACAAGAAATCTTGCTCTGGTATCTTTTGGATAACGCTAGAATGTCAACAATGCAAGGGGCGATAAGATGCGTAGGAACGTCGGACGTCCAACGATAGCGCCTCACAGACGCAAAACTCGTATTCATTTGTCAATTACCCCTAGTTTGATTGAAGATATTGATAATGATTGTAATTACAACGAATCAAGAAGTCAATGGATAACTAAAGCAATTAAAAATAAGTTGTCTAAAGAAGACGAACTACTGACTCTAGAGGAAGCTTCTGCTCACGATGCCTTGGTCAAATTATTATCAACTGGATTAATTGACCATGATTTGTTTATGTCGCTTCAAGAAAAGTACAGAGAGAAGCCCGATTATTACACAATCGCCAATAGAAATGCTCGCTTCAAAAAAGCATTTGAAGAAAGTACCGAATAACGGTAACAACCCAGGGCGAATTTCGCCGAAAACAGGATTGATCAAATCCACTATCCGGTAATTTTGTCTCCAGGTATTCGCCGAATTACAGTAAAGTTGCTAATTGTGGAAATTGTAATAGCACAATCAAGTAAAGTAATCTTTCACACCAAACAATTCTTTCGTTCTGTTCTTTGTCAATTGGCGCTATTGCTTCCATTTCTTTTCAAGCCTCTTCAGAAGTTTAAGGATTTCTTCTAGCAAATATTCAGTATGACTCATCTCACTCACCTATTTTATTCAAAGATTGGGATGTCTCTTTTATTTTGAACATAATCTCTTCTCTTGAACTTATTTCATATTCTTCTATTGTTATGTTGTAGTATGCAATTTTGTTAACTGGATAAAATAAGCTAAGATGATTAGTTGCTACATGGTCAACTCTCAATGAATATGGATTTCCTGCACCCCACTCTTGATTATATGTACCAATCAATGAATTATCGAAAGGTTGGCGGTTTGCGGACCATACACCGAACTCGACAGCGTCGAAGAATGATTCAGGTCGTACAGACATTAACGCCCAATTTACTGGTCGATTAGCGCCTCCAACAACTACGGGCCCTAATTGTTTCAAATCTACTATCTTCCAAGCATAGTTTTCTCTATCATCTTCAAAAATAGTAGTTAATCGATAATCTCCCTGTGTTATTGATTTGGGAGGTGCAAGACTGGTAATGTCATTAGACAGTGTCAAACGACGGCCTGTGCGCTTCATTTCTTAGCCTCCTTGTGTGCTTGTCTTACA